ATTTTTCCATCAGATGCTTTGTGAGTTTATCACCAATAGCGGCACCAGCACCACCAATATGACCACCACCACCAGAACCGCCGCCCGAACCTTGTGTTATTGTGTGATCACCACCACCAGAACCGCCGCCCGAACCTTGTGTTATTGTGTGATCACCACCAAGCTTTCTTCCAAGAATATCAGCCGCGCCTTGGTTTCTCTGAGCATCGACGGTCTGGCCGAATGTTGGTTGTGTTTGATCAGGAGACACAGAATCGACGCCTCCACCGACAGGAAGGGCTACTTGGCCGGTACTTCTCGTGGCGGCAATCTGCTGTTGTGGTGTCTGTATAATATCACCACTCTGAAGCGCCTTGATCTGGCTTTCCTTCTGGGCCTTGTCCTTACTCAGATCATCAATTTCTTTTTGAATCTCTTCCTTACGTTTATCGACGGCAGGATTATGCTTTCCGCTCTTGTCCATCTCATCAAGCTTCTGAACAATCTTCATGAGTGCTTCACGCTGTATTGCAAGATTAGAGTCGTCTTCCTTCACACCGGCCTGTAATTTCTGCGACTGAAGACTATTATAATAATCCTTTAGGTCTTTTGGACTGTCATTTTCATGACCTCCACTCAAAGGAGTATGATTTTCTCCTTTGTTTCCCCAATTAAGAGCAGCAGCCAAACCTCCGCCCATCAGACCAGCAGCCAAAACTCCGCCCATCAGACCTTCACTCAAAAATCCCTTAAGACCTCCTAGAAGTTTACTTCCCCATTGAACGGCCTTGATTTCCATCCCATCCTTGGCAAGGTCTCCAAAACCCCCGCCGCCACCTGAACCTCCACCGCCACCGCCACCGCCAGAACCTCCACCACCCAAAACTAATCTTTCAAGCAGAGAGTTAGTTTTTCTGTTTTCGGTCAGCATGGAGTCAAGAAGAACACCATGGGTCACATTATGCTGATTTATTTGTTCAAAACCAAGTTCAAGCGTATTCACAACGTCTTCGTCGTCTGTACTATTACTACTTTTCTTCCTACGTTCCTGACGAACTTCATCCTTCAGTTCTTTGATTTCTTCGTCGGCCTTCTTCTTGTAGCTAGAAACCAAATCTTGCAGCGCCATGATCTGTGGAAACGCCGCATGTGTGAGATATCTGGCGCTATCGGCCAATAAAGTTCTGAAGGTACTTTCTGCTGCTTGTTCTTGTTCTTGTTCTTGTTCTTGTGCCATGGAATCCCTGAAAAAAATAAATATCTGATACTTTTAATATTTATTCAAGGACCAAAGGCCATGGAATATGATCCCGACGACTCGATTCAGTCGCAACTTTTAAAAGAAACTTGGTTCAAACAATGGCATCTCTTTGCGGCATGGTTATATCTCACCATCATAGCGTTTGATTTTTTGATAGCGCCTATCACCAACGTCGTCATTCTGGCATACTTTAAATACCCCATCATCGCATGGGCTCCGATCACACTTCAAGGTGGTGGAATATTTCACATATCCATGTTGGCTGTTATTGGCGTGGCGACATGGGGCCAGAGTCGCCAGATGGTGGAGCAGATAAGGAACATGCCGGATTATTCTAACTTTGGTGGTGGTTACGGAGGCTATGGAGGCGGTTCACAGATGGAGCAGCAACCATCCCCCAATATGCCGCTAAACCCGCCAGTGGACCCTAAAACCGTGTTACAGGCACCACACCGAGGTATACCCAAAGGATAATAAAAAGGGGAGCCGAAGCCCCCCTTTATCTTTTTCGTAGGATGATTAGGTGTCAAATTAAAAGGGGATGTCGTCCTCGACTGTATTCTTTTTCAGGCTGGAGAAAAATTCATCAGTCTGGTCAGATACAGATTCCTTCTGAATAGACGCAGAGGATTTTGGTTCCGCCGTGGCGAATGACCGAGCCGGTTCGGAAGCCGCCTGAGAAGAGGTAAGGTTCTTACCATTCCATAGGGCAGTATCAAAGCCAACAACGTCATCCAAACGCTTCTTCAGGTCGGCGTAAGGCTTGAAGTTCTTGGGTTCCAGATAGGATTTGATCGACCAAGTTTTATATTGCTCGTAAATCTTCTCTAGCTCTTCATCGGGAGCCAATGGTCCGGGAGGATCGAACGAAGAAGTATTATAGCTCCGTTGCATCCGACCGTCCTTACGCTCCGAAATAATTTCGATGCGAAAGTTGGCACCATCCCACAGGTCGAAAGGATTGATCTTCTTCTTCCCGGCAAACTTCGGGAACATGACAGCCTCAATCTTATCCATCGCCCACTTGCCGAACTTGAACTTGACAACCCGACCGTTGTTTTCAGGATGCACACTATCTTCGATGACATAGAAGTTAGCGACATAATGAATCTTGCGGGATTGGTGCGTGGCCTGCTGACGGTTAGGATGGGTCTTGGCCACCTTGTCGTCATTCGCGCCGGGAACCGAGTTCCAAAGCTTCTTATTGAATTCCATGACAGGATCGGCACCCTCGTCCAATGTGAACAGGCAGTTTTCGATATACCACTTAGAAGTGGTCTTGTCCTGAAACTCGTGGCTCCACCAACGGGCGAAATCCAGATCGTCTGGTGTGATACGGGGAAGGAAACGACCAACAGCAAACCCGTTGCCGTTCTTGTCTACACTAGGATACCATTCGTTTGGATCAGACTCAAATGTCTTCTTTTCCAGCTTGGTAACGTCTTCTTCTAGCTTCTTGAAACTCTCTTGACGATTTTTCTTTAGGTCTTTAAAACTCAACTTATTTTCTCCTGTGATGTTGTGATCTTTGTGATGATGTGATCAGGGATTATCCCTACTTCTATTTATCACATTTCTATCGAAAATACCAGCAAATTCTAAGCAAATCTGAAATTATTTTCGATAAACTTATATAGCCGATCTGGACAGTAATTAAATTCAATTGACATCATATAGGCCTCATAGACAAGCTTTTGGAGTCTTCTAAATTCTGGTTCATAATCCACCATTTCTGATTCGAGCCTTATCCCTCTATCGGCACATTCCTCTTCAAGGTCATCATCAGATAAATCTTCGAAGAAATCATATTTTCTATATTCTAGCTCATCGATAAGATCATCTAAATCATATTCTTTAAGAGGCCGATCACTCATTCGAAATCCTTTGGAAGCTTGGGAGTTTTCTTGATGAAGTTCATCTTCTCGGCCACGATGAAGAGCCTGCTCTTGAACTCGGGGTCTTTTTTGAGAATGGGAACTATCGTGTCTAATTCAATACCATCTTTCTCACAGATTGTCAAGATTGAATCTATGAAGTCGATGTTTTTTTCACAAAGGGCCTCCACCTTGGCGCGGAAGGCCTCGATATCAAATTCGAACTTGTTCAAAACAATTCTTTCATGTTGGCGGCATATTCTCGGGCGAGAGTCAGCGCATCTTCATAGGAGTAAGTTGTAATTTGCTCTTCGTCGGTCAGGCGAGGAACGTAATCCCCACCGGCATGATCGATATCCTCCACGTAATATTTGACGCTCTTGGCGACGTTATAATCATTAGTATACGGATATTTACCGAACATACTGACTTCTAAACCGACGATAATCTTCTGCCTGACGACAGGTTCATAATAAATCTGTTCCGATACCCACTCCACGTCACCAATTCTCTGTTTAATTTGCTTAGTTCTTCTATAGGAACGGGCCACATAGAAGACATGTCCTATGGCATATTTTGTTCTGATTTCCATGTAAATTTCCTTCAAAATTGGCACCCTCGGCTGGATTCGAACCAGCGTTTGCAACTCCACTACAGATAACGGCTTAGAAGACCGAACTGGTTACGAGGGTATTAAATATTTATTCGCGTGTAAACTCCTTGAAGTCGGCCTTCTTATTAAACTCTTCAAGGAGAATATTTTCTACCTCTGCGAGTTGTAAAAGAGGGCTGGTGGCCTTAACCTCATGAAATTTACAGTCATATTCAACGAGAAGGTCTCGCCAGAATTTCATATCCGTCTCACGCTTATCACCGCCATAACGGAGTTGATCCGGCTCGAAAGGTATACTATCATTCATCAGAAAATAAATGTCAGATTTAGAAACTTTAAATAGGGTTTCACAAATCTTAGGCCATGAACCTTTCCACAGTTTATAGTATCCAATCGTGGAAAGCAAGTCCGTATCTTGAAGAATGAATGGAGTTAATTTCTCTCGCGCCACCGTCTGAGAAGCAAATTGTCCATAGACAATGTTTAACATCTTCTCATCAGTAATTTCAGGACCGACAGCCTCAAGATAACCACGAGCCCATTCTGGAACTCTTGTACTATCGAAAGACCCCCAATTAAATACGGCCCTAGTCATGGTGGATTTGCCCACAGACTCTTGTCCAAAAAATGTGGCCACGACACCATACTTCCGTCGAAGAGAAGGAACTAAATCATCAAAATTAGACAACGGATTGTCTCTGAGATGCGTCGCCTTTGACGCATTGATGACTCGATCAATATCAAAGGGAATGAAGCTTGCGCCGATAACCTTTGATAGTTCGATCCCATAATTTTCTGAGGCAAAGAGAAAATCAAACTTAGTCACGCCTGTTTCATCTTCGATCATCTCACACCAGAAGTTCCAAAAGTCAGGATGATCTGGTGGATTTTGAGGAACGTCATCATTCTGATTTAAATGAAAAATGAGATTACAGGAATCATAATAATTCTGAAATTCATTCTTCAAGGCCAGATAACGAACCCAACCATCCATCGGCTCGAAACTACGAGAGTTGATGAGAACATGCAACGTGTAATCATATCCCTCGGTCTCAAAAAAATCAAGACCAAACTGAATCAATGCCTTATGACCGTTGGTCGGAGGAAGAGCCGTCATCACGATGATGCCACGTCGCATGTTTTTAATCCTTAATGATTTACAATTTCAAACTTCTGAACGGCGGCGGTAATCGAAGGAGTCTTCATCGACTTCCACCAGAGATATAGAGCCCAGATAGCATTAAGAATGAAGAAACCCATCTGGATGGAAAGAATCTTCAGGTCTTCATTCCAGTAGACAAACACCGAAATGATGTCAACGGCAATCCAGAGAATCCAATTTTCGATTTTCTTATTGTCCAGCATGAACTGAGCCAAAATTGAAAGAACAAGAATTGAAGTATCCCATGCGGCATTTGTGCCACCAAAATAATTATTCGCTTCCATACAGGCCAGACCGACGCCTGCTGTCAAAACGATATAAACCGGCCACCACTTGGCTTCGATAAAAGTTACCGGGCGAGTGTCGGCATCGGGCTTCCATCGAAACCAGCCATATAACAAAGTCGGAAACAAGTAGACCTGTAGAGCCATCGAAGACAGAAGATTCGATTGATAAAACAGAAGACAGAGAGCGGCGACGGAAATTGCTCCAATCGGATAATTCCACCGAGACTGAAAGACGCACAGGAATGTACACCAATAAGAAGTGAATACAGAAAATGCCTCCAGCGGATTTACGCTCGGAATCCATCCAAAGAAGAGAGCAGTCTCATAAGAGATTGCCGTAGCAATCAGACCACAGACGATAGAAATACCTTGATTTTTCCAAAACATTTAATATCCTTTCATTCGTTTCATTATTATACTTCTAAGACTATAGCCGAAAAAAGAGGGTTTGTAAACCCCCTTCCTCGACATCGTAAGAAAATCAGGCCGACTTGACGGCGACATTCACATTTTGAAAATTGTGGTAGACGACCTTGTTATCGAGCATCCCTGTCGTCCAAGCCTTCTGGCTTTCCCAGACGGTATAAAGAAATCCATCCTCGGAATTCAGGTTGATGGCGATGTCGCAAGCATCGATAAAATCCTTGAAGGTTCCTACCAATTCTTGGTTAGCGCCGCCAATCACGATATAATTCATTGCACAAATCTCCAATTTTTTTTTCGCAGCCACCCCGAATGGCCTAACTGCATGACAAGAACCTACTCCTTCAAAATGGTTCCGTCAAGATAACGTGAGCGGAAAAAAAGAAAAAGGCCGGGAAGAACTCCCGGCCTTATTAATGACTAATTATGAATTAGGCGCGGCG